TGTGTACTGATGTTTGGAGGCAGGAAGGGCTTAAATGGGCTTCTAGCATATTCATTGAAATAGCGATAGGAACTGCTAAGAACAGAATAGCAGCGTTTAATTGCGCTGCTAATGTAATCGTAACGAATTACGATAATTTGTTATGGCTTTGCCGTGAACGTCCAGACTTGCTTCAAGGCTTTGACGGCATCGTTTTTGACGAGCTGACACGTTTGAAGAACCCATCTGGATCACGCTTTAAAGCCTTGTTCAAAGTAATAGACCTGTTCAAGATTCGTTGGGGCTTGACCGGATCGTTCACTAGCAATGGTTTAGAAGATGTGTTTGGGCAATGTAAAGTAGTAGACCAATCATTGCTAGGCAGAAGCAAAAACGCTTTCCTACAACAGTATTTTGTTCTGATGAATCGTGATTATGGTGAATGGGCTGCACGGCCTGACTCCTTACCTAAGATTATGAAAACTATCAAACCTGCTACCTATCTGTTAGATGCAGGTGATTACGCTGATCTGATGCCACCTTTGCACATGGTTGAGATTAAGTGCCAAATGGATATGGAACACTATAATACTATGAAGAAGGATTTAGTCGTAGCGTTTCCCAGTGCAACTGCGGTTGCAACTAATCTTGCAGTAGTGACAGGTAAACTTCAGCAAATGAGTTCTGGGTTTGTTTATCACTCAACATCTTCGCCCAGTAAGTCGCCAGGTAAATTCAACACTTCCACACAATCAATATGGTTTTCTAGCCATAAATTCGATAGATTAGAAGAATTGCTTGCAGAAAATCAAAGAGACTGTACAATGATTTTTTACACCTACAAGGAAGAACTTGAAGAACTCAAACGGAGATACCCTCACGCTCAAACATTAGATGATCCTGATGCCGTTGAGCGCTGGAATACTGGGCAGATTGAGTTGTTGTTGGCGCACCCTAAAAGCGCAGGGCATGGCTTGAATCTTCAGCATCACGGCAATAAGATAGTGTTTTTATCGTTGCCGTGGTCATTGGAGTATTTTGAACAGGCAATCGGGCGCATTCATCGGAGTGGTCAGAAACGTGAAGTGTGGTGTTATATTTTAATGACTGAAAATACTATAGACGAGCGCATTTATTCTGTCTTACAAGAAAAATGTACTTTATCTGAAATCGCAATAGAGGAACTACGATGAAATTAAGTTGGAGAAGTTTAAACGAGGTACTGGCAGGTATGAATGAAGAAGAAGTTCTTAAACTTCTTGAGGAAGAAAAAACAGGTGCTAGACGTGCGATGGTTATGATACGGCTACATCAACGTTTTTGCACCTTGAGGATGGCAAGGGAGCGCAATCAACTATTCGGAGAGCAACAATGATATTCTATAACTGTGAAGAAATCGAACAAAAATTGTATAAATCACGATTAATGAACCTATTTTTAATGGTTTTGCTCATTATATCGTTAATGTTTAACTTTAAAGATGCATTTTCGGCATCTTTATACGCCCCCGATGGAACTTATTTAGGTGAAATGACTTCTAATCCGATGGCAATTAATTCCATTAGCAACCCCTTATCGCAATACGGATCACCTTTATCAAATACCAGTATTAACAATCCTTATTCGCAGTACGGTTCAGAGTTGAGCAATCAAAGCCCAAATAACCCGTATGCGTCTACGCCAACAGTAGAGCCGCCTCCTTCGCTCTACGAACAGTAAGGCCTTTTAGCACTTTCCCTGCGGCTTTGTCCCAGCGTTTGATTTCAGACGCTGCGGACACCCAATCACCAACATCGACTTTCTTTTTTAGTGTTGAAGTAGCGTAGTTACCAACGCCCAAATTATAGATAAAATCAGCGATTGCAGCTTGTTTTTCCATGTTAACTGATGCTAGTATGGGTGAATACTTTATCGCTCTGTTAAGCACTTCTAATGCGGTTTTAACTAAATCTTCATCAGCTTGGTTTTGAGTCCAAGTCATTCCATCCTTGATATCTTTGGTTTGACCATACCCTATCGTCCAGATTCCTGCTGGGCATTTATAACTGGTAAGTTTACATCCTTCTGATTCTTTAATTAGCTTGATTAATATCTCTAATGCCGACATTAACTCAAGAACCGTAATTTGTAGAGTGTAGATAAGTACGTTTCAACTGCTGTATCAATCAGATTCTGAATGGCGGTATCTTCTTTATCACATACTTTATAACGGTTGTCTTTGATCCACTTCACTTGCGCTTGCAATTCGATAATGATTTCTTTGCTATCGGTGTAGCCAAGAATTTCAATATTCTTCATCAAGCCATATTGACCTTGATACGCTTCAGCGATTGCATCTGCGTTCTCAACAATAGCGTCATAGAAGCTACCTAGTGCCATGTGCTGAGCAAATGATTTAGTTTTTAGGTGTTCTCGATGTGCTAAATCACGCGCTAAAAACAGTAATGATATTAAATGTTCCATCTTTATCCTTTTCCAAAAACGTACGCTATAACGGCAAAAATAGCCCCAACAGCAAAAACAACTCCACCAAAGAAGCCTTTATTGTTAGCTGAATCTTTCTTAAGTTCGTCTAGTATCATGAATATTCGATCAGACCTTCTGCGTGAATCTTCCAGTTCTTTATGAAGTTCTTGCGTAAGCCCTTCAATTTTCTGCTCTACTTTAGCCACTCGGCAGTTAAGGTCTGTCATTATCCACCTAGTCCTTCAACATCATTCCAAGCCCACCAGCAACGCCACTAGCGAGAATTAAAAGTTGATCTATGGGTTTGCCCATAAAGATAAGGACTGCCCCTGCGATAGCTGTAGCTACCCAAATAAGACCGCGTTTAGTTGAAGCTTCTGACCAATTTATCATTATCTTTACTCATACATTATGTTAATAGAACCAGCATCGAAAGTGTCTGTAGGCGATCCAGTGGTACTGCCTATGATTCGCAGTTGATCTATTGATCCTGAAACAGTGCATAAACCAGAGTTTACACCTAAAGCACCAGCTCCGGCTTTATTTAGCCCTCCTGTAGCTACAATAGATGTACTACTCTGTAAACATAGTTGTATTGCCCCAGAAGCTAAATCACCAATAGCTGTGCTTTGAGTTAAAATAAACCCTACGGTGCTACTATTAGTGCCTACCCCAGCTCCTATAGATGACGCTTGAGAAACATATCCTGTCGTTTGTATAGACCCTACACCCACTTGAATTTGTAATGGGTTTGTTCCATTTGTACTAACCCCACTAAACATCACAGTCACACGTTTAACCCAAGATGGGATCCCTGTAAAAGTTATAGATGTACCTGACGTTGAAGCTTGGGCTGTACCTGAAGTTAAAACCCCTGCACCTGTTGGAGTACCAGCAATTACAGGAGAAGTTAAAGTCTGCCCTGTAGCTGTAGTAATAACCGTACCACTAACCGCTGGCAAAGTTATAGTTGTTGCGCCAGCCACCGCAGGGGCTGCTAATGTTACCGAACCGCTGGTATCCCCACTTACGACAATCTGCGCCATTACGCTATCCCCAATAATACTTTAAGTTCATCCACTGATAAACCAGCATTAGCCAGCTTTTCTTGTGGTGTTAGCTCGACTGGAGCTGGTTGATTAGCTTCAATCTCTGCTTGTATAGCTTGTGCTTCTTCATCTGTAATCGCTACGCAATCGGCAGGGAGTGTACAACCTAAAGTTCCATCTAAGACAATCGCCATTAGTTATTCTCCAGCACAGGCAGTTGGGCTGCTTTAAGTTCATCAAGTGTAGTCAAGCTATCAACCTGTTTAGTTGCATCTCGTAGCACTTGTTTCTTAGCTTCAATATCAGCTAGTACAACAGGGTCAGCTAAATTCCTAAGTTGAGCTACATCTAATGCTTGAAGCAATGGTGTACGTTCAGCACGTAGTCTGTCTTTAGTAATTTCTTGTGCTTTGGTGAAGTTAATTGTAATCACGCTGTATACTCCCATGCGTTACGGAATGTTCTATCTGAAGGTATGTCTGTGTCCTCTACAATCTTATAAGGAACTCCTTGTGGCACGTCTTTTGCAGCTACTTCCTCAATAGACAATTCACCTGTTGGGTGGATGATTGCAACGCCTGTTTCTGTGGGGTAGAGTATTTTCATGGTTGCTCCTTATCTAAAAATTGCCACGCTAATTGATGAAAAGTCAGCATAAGCCGCATTGTTACCTGACCCTAGATACTGAAATACGCGGATACTTAGACTTGAAGAACTAACTACATTAGCATCGACACTCGGTGTAGAAGTAGAAGCTGAAGGTACTGCTGTAAGGGAAATATACCCAAAAGTATAACTATAATTCGCATCAGGCAGCGCAGTAGTAAAGTTAACCGTGTAAATCCCAGCTCCGCCATCAGTAATACTCGACACATTTCCACTTGCACGAATAGAATTTACCGCAAATGTAATAGACGCAGCCGTTAATACCGTAGTTGCTACCGTTGTAATAGTGAAGGTTGTAAGAGTTAAAACTGTAACCGTATAAGCTCCGGCAACAACACCTGTCAATGCGTAGACAGAATTTCCAGTAATAAGCCCATGACTATTTGTTGTGGTGATGGTTGCTGTTGTTGATCCAGCAGTTCGTGAAACAGTAGAAGTCCCCCCTGCAAACGTACCGCTAGTAGTACCATCAAAGTTTACCCAAGCTCTACACATATAAAGAGGAGCTGTGCCTGATATTGTGGGTACTTGAGCTGAGTCTATAGTTGGTGTTACCAAAGTAGGCGAAGTCAACGAGTTAGCAAAAGTAACCTTCTGACTAGCATCTATACTCAGTGCTGTAACCCCTGCTGTTTGTAGAGCTAGTACACCCGAAGCATCGCCTGAACTGACAAGCCCACCACCCCCTGCGCTGTTTGCTGAAATTGTTGCTGCCATTTAGAGTACCACCCATCGTGAACCAGTTGGAACGGTTATAATTATGCCGCTATTGATTGTAATAGGGCCTGTAGACATTGCTGATTTAGTTGAAGTTATCGTATAATTAGTTGTTATAGTTTGACTGTTTTCAATGAATACTTGATCGTTACCACCACCACCTGCACCCCCGCCTACCGAACCCCATTGATAATAGGAGTATACGATTGTTCCGGTTGCAGGAGAAGCCGCAGGAATCGCAGTCATTACATAGGTAAACTGTGTAGGCGATATAACAGTAATAGAAAATTTACCGTTATATAACGAATCAGACGCACCGCTTATGATAACTGCATCAAGTGTTGCTCTACCATGAGCGGTAGCTGTTGTAACAGTCGCTAAGGTATTTACACGGGTTATAGACGAAATCGTATTTCCTGTGAATAACTTAACGCCTTCATAAGTATTATAGGTTGTGTTAAACCTAAAATAACCTATAGAAGGAAGCGTATCCCGTTGTAAAAGTGTTCCTACTGGTATAATAGACGATCCAGTTGTTGCAGTATCAGCCGCAACCAGAACCCAAGTTGTACCGTTATAAGCTTCATAACTTCCTAGATCAGTATTATATCTTACATAGCCAACAGTAGGTGAAGCATCACGTTGAGCAGTAGTACCAATAGGTAATATAGATGCCCCCGTAGCAGACGTTCTAGGCGTATATCCAGCTAACTGTTCATAACTAACCGAATCCCCTGAAGCAGCTCCAGCACTTAACCCAGTTAAATGAAACCCTCCCATCGGCAAGTTAGCCGTTGGCGGTGATTGACCATTTCGAGTAACCGCATTAGACAAACCATTGGCTATGTCATTATTGGTGTTGTTAGTTGTAACTGACGATATTGTTGTTCCGGTAACAACAGGATTGCCAGCAGGTAAAGTAAACGTACCAGAGCCATTGTAGGGCATCGTTATTCCTTATTGTTGCGTATTTAAACTAGCTGGAGTTAAAGCACCGCCTCTAGCTATCGAAGGGAAAATAGTTTGCAAGGTTTCCATTACAACTTGTCTATCTTTAGAATGTACGGTGTTTAATAGTTCAACTGCATTTTTACCCGATTTCATTCCTTCTACAAGAGCTTTAGTTGTTGCAATTCCAATTTTATGCTCTAGCCTATCCATTATAGCATTACCAATAGTAGCTGGACGAGATAGTAAACTAGGAAGTCTAAATTTATAAGTATCCTGATCCATAATGTTACCTAATCCTCCTGCACCTGCTTTAGCTTGATTAGCCATATTAATATCACGAAGCGCATAGGCTTTAAGTGCATCTACGGATTTCATTTGTTCAGGGGTAAGATTCTCAGCTAATGTCCCAGCTTTACCATATTTAGTAGTTTTACCTACAAATTTTTCTTCCCCTGTATCAAGCATTTTTAATAGCTGAGGATTACGAACTCCTGTTCCTTCAGGTTTAAAATAAAGTCCTTTTATCGCTTGTAAAATACGTGATTGATTTACAGGCACTGAAAGTTTAGCAAACGTTTTTCTAGCTTCACCAAATTTAGGAATGACCTGTTCCATTTGATTAAGAAATTCTTGTCTGACATTACCTGCTTCAACTTGGTAATTTTTACCTGCTTCAGCAGTAGGGATACCTGTTTGGATATCTTTTAATGCTTTTGCCATTGAAGCGACTGATTTACCTGATATTTCAGGATACTGACCTTCTTGATACCTTAATATTGGTTGACCAGTAGGAGAAACCAAACTTGTTTGAACTTCACCAGCAGGAATATAGTCGCCCCTAAATAATGGTGGGCTTCCAGGTTGCATTTGTGAAATCTTTTCAGCCCCTGCAATAGCTCCTGTAGGACGCATACGTTCGATAAGTGCCATATTAGCTTCATTTAAAGGGATAACTTGTTGCTCTCCTTCTTTATACATAGGTGAAGTTATAGCTGATCGAGTAGCTTCAGCATTTTTAAGATTAGGTGTGTTTGAAGATAAATTTTTAGCTAATTTATTTTCTTGAGCTTGTTTTAATAACCTATAAAAGCTTTCTTCATCATTATTTTCAGCGGCCTTTCCTAACGCTTGCCAAGTATCACGATCGATTCCATATCCTGCTTGCGCTGCGGATAAATCTTTAGGTGCATTGCGAAGTTTATTTTTCATTTCCGCAATGTTTAATTTAGACCCTAAAACATCTTGCATGATCTTACTTGCGTTAATTTCACCCATTTTAGGGTTTCGCAAATCAGATACATATTGCGCTACTCTAGTACCTCCTCGGATAGCACTACCAACAACAGGTGATACTGCTCCAATAGAAGCTCCTACACCTACTTCTTGAGGGCTCCCGTTTGCTAAAACTGATGATACCCCTCCAATAGTAGCCGCAGCTGGAACGTTATACGCCAAATTTGATAAGATTGTTGGTTCAGTTGTTAATGCACCTTGAGCTTTTAATGCAGTAGCTAATTTTTCAGCTTTTATAGCCGCTTCACTACCTTTAGTTAATAATTTTGTTCCCGCTGATACAGTCCCTCCTAAAACACCGCCAACGGGTAAAGTACCTGCCGTTTCCCCAGCAATATTACCAACTTTAAAAGCTAGAGACTCGGGTTTAACTCCGAGGTCTAAAAGTTTTTGTGTCGCATAATCTTCAACTTTTGTAGTAGTTTCAGGTACTATTTTACTTGCAACATAATGCGGTATAACTGTAGCGCCTTTAGCGATCCCTGCATAAATATCACGCATATTTGATAGTACATGTTTTCCATAATCTACCGCTTTATCAATATTAGTAGGCGCATTATGAAGTGCGTCTATTTGCCTATATATTTTTAAAGAAAGATTTTTATCCCCTAATTCAAAAGCTCGTTCAGCATCTTTTTTTAGCTCATTAATATCATCCATTATGTTTAGCCCTTAATCTTGCTAATTCATCATCAGGAGGAGTAGCATTTTCTTTATCTACTGGTTGTTCTGTTGGTGGAATCCAAGTAGAAGGCACTTTAAAACGTTTGTAATCAAAAGTTTTTCCTGTACCTGATTCATATCCGCCTGCTAAACCATGAACTTTACCAGCTAATAAATTTTGAAACGTGGAAATTACTCCTTTAAGCTGGGCAGGGCTATTTGCCCTATCTAAAGTATCAGCCATAGCTTTACGTTCTTCAACACCACCTCCAGTAGCCGAAATAGTTTTCATAATTTCGCCTGCTACAACACGTCTAGCAGCGTCAAAATTTGTAGGCGCAGATTTCCCCGTTTTTGAGGATATATTTTGAGATAGTGCATTAATAGCATTAATATCATTATTTTCCAAAGCGTCAGCTAAATTAGTCATAAGGTCTAAATGCTGCCCTGCGGTTGATAAAGCTATCAATGATTTTCCTTGTACCCCTGCTGGAGAATATGCTTTTTCAGTTGCTTTTTGAGCGCCAATATTGATGCTTCCGGATATTACTTCATTAGGGTCTTGTTTACTGTTTGCCATATAAGAAAGAACTTCAGACATGCGTTTTCTAGGAATACTAGGATTTACACCGTTTTTAATTAATTCGCCTAAATATGCTAATTCATTAGGGTTATAAGGCGTTTCAGTTTCCGCTTTATTAGCAATATCATTATCTAATCGATCTTGAGATAATTTTAATTGCGAGCGCATAATATTCAATCTTTCTTGTTCTACAGGATCAACTAACCTTGCGTTAGCTAAAGATTTATCTATTTGATAATCTCCGTAAGATTTGCCAGACGGGTCTTTCATCCATTCAAAAGTGCCAGGTACTTTACCTGGAACTGCACCTTGAGGTATACCTTTATATAATGCTTCCTGTTTATTTTTTGCTTCTTCAGACTTTAATTTTTGAAGGGACATAAACGAGTTAGTTATTTCTGGCGCTACTTCAGAAGCGCCTAAAACACTTTGCATTTGTTGTGCGGGAGTCAATGTTTCAAAATTAGCAACTGGCGGTTGTTGCATTGGTACAGCAGGTGTGCCTTGAGGTTGAGCTTCACCAGTTAATAATGCTCCTGCACGTTTCCATAGTGAAGGTGATTGTGCAGGCGTACCTGCTGCTTCAAGCTCTTGCTGAGTTGCTGGAATACCTAAACCTTGTTTAGCTGCAATAACATCTTTTAAACGTTGGGTGTGTAAAGCTTTAATTTCACTTTCGGCTTGGTTTTCTTTGTATGCCCCTATACCTTGTTTAAGTAACCCCGATAATTGTTGCGCCATAGTTGGGGCAACGTACCAATCACCAACCATATGTCCGGTAGAAGGGATTTCAGTATCGCGTAACTTACGCGCTAAATCTCTTTGCTGTTGTGCGCCTAGAATTTCAGTATCGTATACGCCAGCCATTAAAATAACCCCTTCAAGCCTTTATAAGCTGATCCAGCATAATTGCCTATAGAGTTACCATAAGAGGCTAATTTGTCGGTCATGGGCTTTACATTAGCATACGATTTAGCGCCCATCATTCCACCTAAAGCTTTGTCCATTCCACCGCTTTGGTAATCATCATAAATTTTAGATGCTTGGTCTATACGATCAAAAATATTAGCCTTATGATTTGGGTCTTTAATCGGCATGTTCATATCATTAGCCGAATAATTCTGCAATGCTGATCCTAATGCTTCAGGCGATAACTGATTTAAGTCTTGCTGAGGCGCGTTCATCTGAGGCTGCCCTTGCATTTGAGCCGTACCTGTAGGGCTAAATATAGGGTTTGGCATAACTACTGGCGCAGGTTGCATGTAAGGGTTAGGTGAATTCATGTTAAGCTACCCTTCTTATAATAGGTAAAAGTGTGCTATATAAATAGATGTGCCTAATATTTGCATTATTAATCACATCTTGTTCTCTAGGGTAAAATTCAACAGCATCAAAGTGTTGAAATCCACAAGCGTTTTTTATCTGCCGCATATCATCCCATGATAACCCGTCAGTCTTATCTAATTTTTCAATATCCAAACGAATAGTGTTTTGATCTAAAAAAGCTAAAACTTTATATTCATCAGATTCCCAAGCACCGACACTAGGCTCGGAAAAACATGATAAAAAATGACCTTCAAGCCGTTGCATCAAAACAAAGCCCCTGCTGCGCCTATAGCTGCCGCGTTAGTTTGAGCTGCTGCTGCTGATTGAGCGTTGTACAATCCTTGATTATATTGACCTTGTGCAGTTACCGCGCCTAGCATATCAGGCCCTGCCGTACCTTGTTGAGTAGCACTTCCTAAAGCTGCAGGGTTTGATACCCCTACTTGAGGCATTTGCGCTACTTGCAGTTGTTGACCTGTACGAACAGCATTAAGCATGTTCAAAGGGTTTTGTTGCAAAGCTTGTTGTTCAGCAATTTGTTGCTGACGAGTTCCCATCGCTTGTTGATATTGTTGTTGACCGCCAGATAATCCTTGTATATATGCTTGGTTTCTTGCGCTTTCATAGGCTTGTTGTTGCTGATTTCCAGCGTTCAGCATAGCATTATTGTAAGCTTCTGAGCCTTGAGTAATGCCTTGATTAGCTAATCTGTTAGCTAATTGAGCATTAGATTGTTTAAATTGAGGATCAAGATACTGAGCTGCATTTTGGTATGCTGCATCGCTGGCTTGTTGTTGAAGCTGACCAGGGGTATAAAGTTGTTGATTTTGTGAAAAATCCAAAGGGTTATCTAATGATTTTTGAACTAAACCAACCCCTGTTTCAGCTATATTCCCTAAGTTCTGATTAATTCTTTGATTTTGATTATAAAGCACCTGTTGTTCAGGGCTTAACGTCATGGTTTGAGTCCATTGACGGAATATACTAGGGTCAGTTATATCAGTAGGTGTAGTGGGGTTGCCTAGTTTATCTAAATAGGTAGGTGTATAAGATATTTTACCGTAGGGCGTGATTTGGTTAGTCATCGACCCATATTGCCCCATTAACTGAAGTCTTTGATTAGCTGCGGCAGTTTCTCGCGCTGCAGCTGCATTACCTTCAGCGGTAGCTCTAGCTGCGCCTGTATAATCAGGTGCGGATGGGGGTTTAGGCTGTTCACTCATGTTTTAATGTCCTATGGGGTTCGGCATAAAAACTGGGTCGCCAGATTTCACGCTAGTATATCAAATAAATCGTGTTTGCAATATTTATTTCAAATATCGACACTGTTCTTTAGTCATTGTTAATAGATGCAAATCCCCATCAGGCGCTGCATCTTTAATGATCGCTTCAGGAATAAATCCAAAATGTTTAGCCACTCGCAACGATTTTACGTTTGTACTGGGTATAGGAGCTATCAACTTATGTAAGTCCAGCTCAACAAAAGGATAATGAAAAGCGTACCACATTGCTTCTTTAGTAAACCACCCTTTTAAAGCAACGTGCATCTGCATACTCTTACCGTTATAGCAATTATACCCAGTAGCGCAGGTTATTACGCCATTTGATTCTGTAGCGATATACGCCATATTTGTAAAGCTATACTCATTACCATTAGCTTCGCTAAACCATTTTCCTATGCGTTCTTGGTCATCCGTAAAGACACGGATCATTACAATACGCCTCCAGGCTCAAATACATAAGTCGTAGAATAATACCGAATATCGGTAATAGCACTCAATGTTTTAATTCGATATGATCCGTAATAGCCTAATCCACTGGCTAAATTCCATCGATTATAGGGTGTAATAGCATCAGTTCCCCAGATACCAACATCCCAAGCGTCTACATCCCAATTAGCTGTCGCCACATCATAAGTAGCATTTGGAGCGTCACTTGCGGATATAAAATCAAAATCAAGATTTAATAATGAGGTATAGCCAAAATTACCATTAGCCCCCATAGATACAGAAGCCATAGTCCATCGTTTAATTCGATTACCAAAACCAAAAGTGCTAAATGCAGGTAACAGATCAGTAATTACTGGAACACCATTATCCGCTTGAGTGTCCCAAGCCTTACAAACTGTTCCAGCAGTTCCAAAATATAAATTCTCATTGGCAAAGTACCAACAATATGCAGGGATGTTAGTCCATCTTGACCATGCACCTGAGATAGTGTTCATAACATATTGATAACTAACCGTACTACTAACGGGAATGTTTACCAAAAGCATGTTTTGAGGAGGGTAAAGAAGCAAATCCCAATTTGCATTGTCTTTGTATAAAGTAGTATCTGAAGCAATTTGATTCTGAATCTTATCAGTAATCATTAAATGTGTATTAACACGGCTAGACATTAATGATTTTGATAAAGGAATTAAGCCATCCTTGTTCAAAAACATAACGTCGCCACCATATTTACAGGTGCAACGTGTGCCTACAGGTGAACCAACTAAATAAACCCCAACTAAAGCCCATTCAGCAGCATTAGATGGATCAGTACCTTTGTAAACAGCTATTTGACCTGAAGACGTAATGACGACAAAATAATCGTCCATACCATAGCCAGCATCCAATGACCAAGTATCAATCTTAGTAATCGAACCACCTAATTCAAAGATAGGCCCGAAATCAAATACAGTTGCTGCACCAGCAATCGCATCGGTGCCTAAGTACCAGCATTTTAAAGATTGTTTTTGTATGAACCAATTACGTCTTTTATGCGTGTGAACATCGATTAAACTGGTGGTGGCTATACCTGTAATGGCATAAGGCGTAGACACTCCTGTAACTGTGTAATAAGTCGCACCATCATAGATACGCATATAATCAGTGCCATTAACGGCTAGAAGAAACGAACCTCCAGAAGTAGCAAATTGAACGTGTTGCCATCTAGCACTAGAAAGGCCTGTAATAATAGGTGATCCTACAACGCCTTGCGAAGTTACATCATAAAGTTTACCTGTACTTGTAGTAGCAAAAAGCTTTTCTGTACCACTTGGAGCATCATAATCAATTAATGTTGTTACGTCCCCATCGAGGCCTGTTGCCCATTCAGAATACCCTTTACGAGTCCTTAATTCAGTAGGCGTACAAAACCAGTTATCTAAAATAACAGCATCAGTAGGCTTCATTTCCGCTAAAGGATCGCGAGCGTTCCACCCCCCAGTAGGAGCGGTTACAGTAACTGTTCTTGCATTTTGCCTTCTTGGTTGTAACATTTATTAGTTCCTAAGAAGTAGAGTTCCCAAAACCCGTATCCGGTATATTGTTCTGCGTAAGTAGGATATTTGGATAGCGTGGGGCGAGTGATAAAGTATCAGCGCCAGATTCAGAAGCTTTCCATTTATCTAATTCACGGGTGTAATCTTGAAGAACAGCCGTTGTATCAAAACCTTTAATCTCAAATAGCTTAAGTTTAGTACCTAAAATTAAAACTCTGTCAGGAAATCGGCTGGTATCAGTATCAGCAGAATATTTAGTTTTGAGCGTACCGTCTGCTGCATAAACCCATGCATTAGACACATATTCAAACCCTAAAACCAATGTAGCAGTTGGCATAGGCCATAATGTAAACTTATCCCCCATCATGCGGAAACGCATACGAGGGCCAGTTGTTACATAACTAGCTTTAAGCCATTGCCATTCCTGAGCATCTTTAGGGCCGATAATTGACCATCGGTTAGATTTATTGTACTGAGTTTTATCTACCATACGAGCGTAATCGCTGGGCATATCATATTTGGCTTGACCAAAAGTGATAGTGATTCCGGTAGCAGATTCAGTAGAGGGGATAGACATTTCAGCAGTAGTAGTACCCACAGCAGTTAAAAAACTGTCTTGTTGAATACCTGTGCCAGTCGCCATAAATTCAGTAGATAGTCCTACTACTGAACTTAAGTTAGTAATTGTTGTTGATCCTGCCGTTACATCACCTGTATATTGATAATATACCGTTTCAAATCGATATTCTGAAGCCAAAGTCTGCCAATCCCTATCAGTTGATAGGGTATCGCCAGTTCGGTTCATCAGTGCCATTATTTGAAGCACTTGCGGATCAGACGAGGAAGCCACCGCATTAGGGACAACCAACCCTAGTTCTAAACAGACATCTTGAACGTTCGATAAAAGGGTTGCCATATTATGTTCCTATGCTATTGGTACTTCTGGATCAATTTCAGTAGCTTCAGTGCTTTTTCGAGTACGTTTAGGCTTCTCGATATTCATTGAAGTCATCAAAAGCTTCATCTGTTCTTGAAGTTCTGCTATTTGGTCATTTTGTTGCTGAATTATAACATCAGCATCAATTTTACCTCTATTTAAAAAAGCTTGCGCTTTGGTTCTTAATTGCATACCCCCCATCATTCTAGCAAATGCTGAATCAGGTGCGCTTGCAACTTGTTCTATAAATCTGAAGCCTTGATAGGCTAATTCATGGCGCAATGATTCGGATATTTCTAACCATTCAACCATTGGCGTTCCTTTTATGTCTTTAAGTCCTTTATAAGCGTCCCATTGCCTTGCAAATCTCCGTTTGTGTGAATCTTCAACCATTGTATCAATAGTTAAGGATTTATCACCTGGTACTCCGATTCTGATAAAATCTTCTTCTTTACCTTCGTAAATACCTTCATAAAACGATACATCTAAATACGCATCGCCGCCTACATCACCTACATAACTAATATCATCAGCCATTTTTAAAGCATCCCGTTTAGGAGTTAAAATAGGAGGGCTAGTTTTAGCCCTCCATACATTACATCAGATTATACTATTTGACCTTGATGGAAAGGACGGTTGATTTCAATCAACGCCAAACCAGTTGAAGGTGTACCAGTTGTAGTAGTAACTTTAGCGTTAAGGATTTGTTCACCATTAACAGCAGCGTCATCTACAGAACCAGGAGTTGCAGCCAACATAAATACATCAGCGCCAACAACCATAGCGTTTGGAGCTTTAACAGCTGCAACACCAGTTATTTGATACCAACCATATTGGTTAGCTACGTTAATCGACATAGCGACAGCAACAGGGCCTGTACCAGTAGTAGCAGGTGCTAAAGTTGTAGTTGCTAAGTAACTATCGTAATCAACCAATGAGCCTACAACAGTTGAGGCAACGCCTTTAAGATAAATAAATTCCCCAGCACCATAAACAGGGTCTTCAGCACGAACAATAGTACCTAAAGCATGGTTTTGAGTAGTTTCGGATACTGCAATAGGCTGAGGGCCTATTAACGGGTTTGTAATTTTATAAGCCATTTGAGTTAAACCTTCTGATTACAGAGTTGAGAAAGTAGCGTTGAATTGAGCGCCTGAGCAAGTTAATGCGCCAGAGAAGCCAATTAAACGAACGATTGCATCTTGGTTTACCGCTTGGCGATCACCACCGATAGGAACAAAGTTGCGGTCTTTGTGTGGACGGAAATAAACATATTTAGTGTTTATGAAGTCCATACGAGTTGCAGTTTGGTTTCCACCGATACCACCACCCAATACAACGTCAGCAGAACCAGCACCGCCATAAAATTTCAATGCACTGAAACCAGCTGCACCTAATTTATCATCAGTGATACGTTGAATAGCTTGTAAAGATGACAAATAAACAGAGTATGCAGTTGAACCAGCATAGATCAAGTCAACATGGTCAGTACCACGAACAACAGACAATGCTACAGTGTTCATGCTGTTTTGGATGTTAGCTGCAGTTGCACCTGATCCAGCCAAACCAGTAGAAGTGTAAGCTCCATTGCGCCAGAAAGCCCAAGTAGCACGATCAATACCACCGTAAGTACCAGTAGAAGGTGTAGTGCTAATCATAGCCGCTAAACCAACTAAGTTTTTACCAGCATTACCAGTTCCATCACCATGTAAATCAGTGTCAATTTTGTTGCGTAAGCGAGCTTCAGCAATTTCAACACGAGTTGCAAGCAATTCAATCATTTGCTCTTTACCGCTGTTTTGTAACATTTCAGGGCCTGAAATAGTTACTGCATCGGCATAGTGCTTTAAGTTAAATTGAGCAGCACTGATAGGACTGTCAGGTGAAATATTAATAGTTTCATAACCGGAGTATGAAGCCGCATAGTTTGTGTTAGGGTCGTTATAGAACAATTCTTGTAAAATTGTTGAACCACCAGAAATAGTTTTGATATTCCCACGTTCTGACAACCTCATCAATAAAGCATTGTTGTTAGATAAGTTGTTTTGAGCCGATTTAGTACGGGATTCAATGGTTGTAGCGATAATATCGCTGATTGCACTGTTGGCGAAAGCCATAATAGTATTCCTCTAAAAAAATTATAAACCGTGTAAGCGCATGGCTTGACGAACGGCATCTTCAGTTGATGCAGGTGTAACTGAACGAGTAACTCCAGCAGGAGCGCCTTTTACAGATACGGCTGCGGCCTTTGCAGCCTGAGCTGCTTGATTTGCCTGTTCTAAAGTCTGACGATTAACTCCACCTTGTTGTTGAGCAATAGTTTTGTTAAATACGTTATCATCTAGTCGTATGGCTTTCGCATAAGCATCATCCAAATCGTTTGCAAATCCACGTTCTAGCAGGTCGGCCATCGTAGCTTGTACGTCTGTAAAATGTTCATGTGATTGTGCAAATTCATCAATAGCTGATTGAATTTGTACATCCTCTTGGCTTTGTCTAAAGTTTTGAGAGGCTTGCAGTTGACTTTGGGTGTACTCCAACTGCGCTTTTAAGTTGTGCATGTTTGGATCGTAAGGCACTCCGGCTAGAGCGTTCAAATCAATCTGATAGTCATGCGCTAATTTTTGTAGCATTTCCGCTTTTTCTTGGTAAGACCCCATTCTAAGCGTATGTTCAGTTTTAAGTAAATTGGTAAATGCCACGTCAGGTGTCACGCCCAAATTACTCATGTAATCTTTATAAGGAGATATAGCTTTATCTATGGTTTTAGCATAGTTAGCCGCTTCCTTATATTGCTCAATCCCTTTATGGAATTGAGTTTCGCGTTCGATTATATACTTCTGCGTTTCCTCAGGCAACTTTTCCAGCACTTTTGCCGCTTCAGCTTTCCATGATTTCCACGGAGAGCGTTCAGGTGATACTGGTTTTGGTTCTTCAGGTGCTTCTTCTTCAGGTTTTTCAGTTTCTTCAGGGGCTAATTTATCTAATTCCCTGCCTATTATATCATGGGTCGTTTCAGGCTCAGTTGAAGCAGTTGATGTTGATTCTTCTACTTCAGAAGATTCTACTTGGCTTGAGTCGTCAAGCATTGTATCGTCACTCATAAATATCCTTAATTAATTAAATTTTTCAGCTATTTCTTTACGCAAAGCTTCTTTTTTGCGTTTGATGGCAAAATGGTCAACTTGCGGAATATGATTATCGTTGCCAACTTCGCGTACATTATGGGTTATCAAATGCTTACGATGATGGCTTCGGCTAGTAATCATTTCACCAGTTACCATAGATTTATAAGGTTTTATATCCTCAAATACCGCTGGTGCAGATAAAACTCGGCTTGTGGATTCACCACAGCAGTCAGGTAGCTTATCCCAATCAGCTAATTTGCGGAAAATATCTTGATGCTCTCCGCAAACTCGACATTTAACTTCATATAAAGGCATTAAATGATGTCCTCTGTCCATTCAATAAGCATATATAATGATGCACCAGCAGGGACGGCTTGACCTGCAAAATTAAACGCTATAGATTCATTTACCCCACGTAATACAGGCGCTTTATCATTCCTATTACCAAACACAATATCTCGTATTGTTCCAGCACCTGCTGGTGCTGAACCAGCAGGTAAATAAACTTTAGTTCCTTCTAAAAGTAACCCTGTACCTAAAGCTGAAGGATTAGCCGTATAAAGTGCTAAAGTTGCTGTAGCTGCCTCATCTAATGTATCTGAAGGCGTTGCAGCAGGGGCAGTTGAAGTGCCGCCTGTATTAGCAGTTGTACGTTTAGTAAGATATAAATCATAAATAGAAGCTGCTGTTGCAGAACCTAATATACTCGCTCTAGTAATCCTAACTATTTTGGTAGCAGACCCTTTTAAAACTAAAACATCAGTAGCTGTTGCTACAGGTGTAATATCTATAGCTGTGTATCTAAAAGTAGGTTTTGGACTGTTTGTACTTACGCACAAAATTGAACCATCACTACCTGCTGATTGAGGCGTACCGCCATTAGATGCGCCTGTTATTTGAACTGTTCCTGCCATTGTCTATACCTATAAAAGTAACATGAGTGATTCTTCATCATCTAATTCAGCTAGAATTAAACGATCTATTTCAGCTTGAAGTAAATTAAATTGTGCTTTTAACGCTTGTTCTTGAAGTTGTAAATATTGATCTTCTTTAATTTTAACTTCAGGTTTTGCTTCTATTTGTTTAACTGTTTGTTCTAAACTTATCTTTTCATTTTTTTCAATGAATTTATCTATTGCACTAGATACATCATCTTCAACTTCTTTTCGTAAATCTTTATAAACTTTAGGTTTACGTTTCTTTTCGTCAAATCCGCCTTTAAATTCTATATTTATAGGCGTTATCTGTGAGTATATTTCAGAAAAAGCTACTTCACTAAAAGACGAAAATCCGAACATTATCTATACTACCAGGGTGTGCCAGATCGAACTGCTTTACGTTCTTTAAATGCTGTTAATTCAGCATCAGCTTGATCTTCTAGTGAGTTTTGTCTAACACCATCATCATCTTTAGTATCAAACATCGTTTTGATCCAGCCAATTACTTGTTCTTCAGTTACTTTTGCAAAGTCAGTTGTTTTGCCCTTTGGCGATGCAAAGCCTGTATGATAATTATGTGTGTTTTCATCAACACCGTCAGATGCTGTGATAGTAAAAGCAGCAGTAACAATAATGCCGTCTTTGTCACGTTGTAAATCTGTAATTTTATAAAGGCATGTATTCATAGTAATATTTAGTTTGTGATTAAAAAATTAACTCTGGTTTCTGCTGCTGCTGCTGCATTAGCATACAATGTAAAGCTTCCTGCACCTGCAACAACTGCCACAGATTTCATTGCTGTATCATTTGATCCTACTGTTGCAATGATAATTGAGTTTGCTGTTACCAAGCTATTAGTAACAACTAATGATGTTGCTCCGGCTGCAAAGTTTACAGTTCCAGTCGTTTTATTTATTGTCTGTGCGCCAGTTGCCCCTGCTGCCGTTACGGTTTTTGCAAGTTGTAAATCCCCTGCTAAGTAGTTAGCAGCAGTACCAGGCATATAAAGGTTATAACGATTTGAACCTGATGGTATATTTCCATAGAAGCCGTAGTTGTTGGTTGCACCTGTGAGCGATGCACCAGCTGCAAAACCATATTGATTTGTTACAGTAGAGTTAACACCAAATGTTCCTTGACTAGCACTATAAAGTTCTAAATATGTCGTATTAAAGGTTGTTGCTTGAGTTGACGATGTTGCTACAAAATAAGCTGAGCCAGCTGTAGAGTCCGATTGAATTTGTCCACTCGATACAATACCTCTTGTTGAAGTAAACCCAGTTAAATTTTTGGAAACTGTTAGTGTTTGGTAAACTATTGGAGTTGCACCAATCCCCACGTTGCCTGATGCATCTATCCTCATGCGTTCTGCTGGTGTTGTTCCATTAGCTGTATAAAACTCTAATGTTGTTTGATTAGCACCATTGTTAGTTGCTCTTATTTGGCTATCCCTAACATTAAAACCATTATTAGTAGTATCAAAACTTAATACTGCTTGTGTATTTGCTGTACCACTTGTATTTGCAATAGAAGCCACTACTTGACCTCCGGAAGAAGCCCCCACTACAGCAAATTTACCCCATGTGCTTGGCGTAGCAGTCCCAATCCCCAAACTTCCAGCTAAGTAGTTATCAGCAGTTCCCCCCATATAAAGGTTATAACGACCTGTGCCTGATGGTATGCTACCAACAAATCCATAATTGTTGCTTGTTGCACCTGTTAAAGTTGCATCAGCAAGAAACCCCAGCTGCGTTGTTACACTAGAATTTACACCCAATGTACTTTGAAAAGCACGGTATAACTGAACACTTGCACAAGTAAATGTTGCAGCTGCCGTTTTTAAAGTTACGTTTTGTCCGATATATAGACTGGTAACATCGGATTGAACAACCCCTTCTATTGACGCTGCAACTCTTGTTGTGCCTCCTGTAACAGATTTGGCAACTACAAAGTCAACACCCGTGTAGGGTGTAATACCAACCCCCAAACTACCCGCCATGTAGTTTGCGCCAGCCCCAGAAGCATACAGGTTATAGTTGCTTGCATTTGTGAGGTTTAATTGACTTGCTAAAGTTACTTGATTTGATGCGTCTTTATATACTGACTTTGATGCCGGGTAAGTTACAAATACATCTTTAACACCAGCGGTAAATGATACTAAGGCATTAGCATTAGAAGATTCTAAAACAGTAGTTCTAGTGATAGTATTCCCAGCAGATGCGTATGTTCCAATCCCTACTTCCCAATTAGATCCAACTTGATCGGCTATACAATAATAAGTAGTATTACTATTACCAATAACAGCAAATGCTTGATGTCCTGTTACAGGGCCTAATAAGGTCGCCGCACCAGTACCAATAACATCTGTAGTTTCTCGGACTCTATCATCAACTATTAAAGCCATTTATTTAACCCCTACTATTCTGCCATCAGCTCCACGCACAATTTGTTTTGGGCGAGATAATTGAGCAATTAACTCTTCATGCTTTTGTGCGCGTGAAGAATTTATGTTTTGTTCTTGCTGGGCCAGCAGCTTAACAAAATTATCGTTTAACGTATCTATAAGTTTTGTTTTCCACGCCCCTGATTCAACTTCTAAATCAAGCATTTTATTTGACCCCCGCTATTCGTCCATCAGCCCCGCGTATAATTTGTTTAGGCCTTGTTAAATGGTTAATTAATTCGTTATGTGTTTGAGCTTGTATCGAATTAAAATTTTGCTCTTGTACAGCTAGCATATTAGCAAAATTATCATTTACTTTATCTATAAGCTCCATTAATGTAGCGGACGGTTGTTCATCACCCATATCATTAAGCTCAGTTAAGTTCTCTTGCTCTTTAGCCGCGTTAATTGTCATTGATGACTGTTTCAAACTGGTTTTGCTACTCATTTCAGCAATCATTATTCGTGTATCAGCATCAAGTTGCGCTTTCCATTGTTCAAACTGAAGTTTCTGAGCTTCTAATTGCTGTTCAGTTTGAAGTTTAGCTTGCTCCAACTGCATCTTAGCTTGAGTAGATTGCTGTTCTAATTGAATCTTTGCTTGAGAATTTTGAGATTCAGCTTGCGCCCTAATCATTTCAGGTGTTGGAGGAGGTGGTTGCGGAGGCTGAGCTGCTTTCGCTTTTTCTTGCTGATTCATTTGCGCGATAAATTGTTCGAATGACCCTTCAATAGTGCGTCCAATTTTAAACCCTCTAATACCAAACAATAACATTTCACCTAGTAAAGGAACTAACTCAGGTGCTTGTTGTCCCATTGGAAGGACTTTCTCTAAAAAGGAACTGGCTGAAGTTAAGAATTCAATTCGACTTTGTTTTTCAGCTTGCTGGTCAATTTGAACTAAAGTATCAGTTTCGATGTCAATGTTAAAATTACGCATTGATTCGTTCTTTAACATCTGAATAGCTGGCTCGATAAACTGAGCATCAGGTGTAAAACTAATGCCTGACATTTGAATCAATGTTTCAGGTTGGTATTTAGAACAAATGATTTCAGACTTCATTCTTAAAATGTCACGAGCAAATCGGCTCATGTCATCTTTCATACTATTCAAACGTAATGAAGCAAACTGTGATTTAATTTGTTGTGCAGTAGCAGTTTCTGATGCAACAGAAGCTCCACGCATAATATCCGACAAACCAGTTGTTTCATAGATGATTTGTTTACATGATTCACGAGCTTGATACAACTGTTGCAAGGCTTGTGCCACATCACGCAACGGCATAAACTGAACTGCACCTTGCAAACCACCTTTTTCAACAAATGCCGCCCAGTTTTTAACGGGTATCAGAACGCCATCGTTGCCTTCCTTCATCAGACGTTCAATAGCAGGTTCGTCAGCAGCATAAATCCCCATAACCTTCATGGCTTTGGTAAGATGCTTGATTCTGCCTGTTAGATCATCAATTTCATCTGCTTGATCTTGATACAATAAGAAATCAGCAATAGGAACAAGTGATCCTGAAGTGGTTGTAGCAAAGTAAGGTTTAGGACATGGAAAGAAGTCGCATAATTCTAATGGATCATCACGATGGTCAAGGATAACGTCATAATTGTTCGCTACCCAGTAGACACATTTAGTTGATTTACACCAAATCTCCCAAACTTCAGCTTTCTTTAATGATTGAGTTGATTCTTTTTCACCATCTTGTCGATCAGGTGAATGAGTTAAAGGAACTTGGTTAAATACCTCACCAAATCGCTCTTCTCCTTCCTCTAGCGACATATAAACTCGTCTAGCTACCCAAGTTACCTCTTCCCACGTTCTTGCGGGTAGATGGGCAAAATCTTGCCAATAAACGTAATCAACAGGTGTAGTTTCAGAAGTAATGCGCTCATATTGGGCAGGTTGTTCTCCTGCTAACGCATTTTCTTCTAATGATTCTCCGGTAGGGGCATATTCATCCCCACCTACCTCTTGGTAATTAGTAATCTGAGGTTCGGCATCAACAGTTTCAATAATCGGTTCATATCGTAACCAAGCCACACCACGCCCTGGTAACAATCTATCATCAACCACATTGGAAACAGTAGCATGAAAATCAGGATATTGATTAATTTCATAAGATAAGACACGTTCTAAGATGTTAGAAGCAACACGAGCAACATCATTCTGATCGTCAAAACGTCTTGATACTTCAGGATTGGGGGGTTTAGCGTAAATAGCAGGTTTTAACGTCTGAATGTTAGACCAAAAGATATTAAATCGTGCATCAGCCTGTTCAACGTCTTTCCGTTCGTCACGGTAACGTTTAATGACTTTTTCGCCACGCTCAGTCCACTTCTTAAACGTTTGATTGTAGCGTGACAATTCATCGTGCCACGGCTGTGCTGATTTATCTGCTAATTCTTTTGCCATCGTGCCGCTCATTTAAAAGGGTTTGGCTGATTATACCGTTTTTCTGCTAAAAGCAACACTTATATTCGTTTTCTAAACGGTTTTGTGCTAGATTCCCATAATTCGTTCAATGTTTGTTCCTGCCAATACTTAGGTTTCTTAATTCTTGGCTCTGGACGCTGTTCACGCCACGCCAATGCTACATACCTAAATCCGTCCGCATAATGGCTTGTCCAATCGTGCTTTGGTCGATCATTAAATATTTTTTTATCCAGATTATACTCACGTTGATACTGCGTGAGGGCTTCCATGCCTTCTTTACACTTAGGATCGAACCAACAATCCGCTAAAGTCAGACGCGCCGCTTGAATCCCATCCATTAGACTGACACTTGGCACGATTCTTGGTCGCCAACCTAGCGATCTGAACTGTTCTTCAATAGACCTGCCTGTTTGTAAGCTTTTTGCCTTAGCATCATGGGGTAAATACAGCCATTCTCCGTAATCGTAACCCCTTCCTTTTAATATCTCGTCATAATGACTGATTGGCATACCTGAATTTGAATAGCAATCAATTACCCGAAGCTCTCGCCCTACTACCTGATACCACCATATCGCAGTATCATCGCTCCATCCTAAGTCAAGCGCTGCATAAGTCTTTAACGAACGGTCATAACAAGGCTTCACTCGCCCAGATTCAGCCAGCTCATACATTTCCTTACCGTAGATAGCCCCTGGTATCGCTGCATCAAAGTTACATTCCATTTCCTGTAGCCATGCGTCCTCACTCAGCTCGTTCTTAAGCTCAGCTAATTCCTCCGCGTCTAGCAATCCTGACTCCGAAGCCTTTAACATCAAGGTAAAGCAATTAGGATCGGTTTTCCCCTGCTCATACCGCTCATAAAAAGCGTTCTTCCCTTTAGGCGTACCGATGATGATCGCCCAACCTTTTCGATCAGCCAATGCCGGACGGATAACATACGCCCATACGGAGGATTTCCAGTCCCCATATTCATCCGCAATGATGCCGTCAAAATATAAACCACGTAATCTGTCAGGGTTATCTGCACCGAACAACTGCAATCGAGAACCATTAGGAAAGTCCAACCGCAATTCAGATTCGTTCACCTTTATATTAGGTATTGGTTTGGTAAATGTCTTACAGTAATCCCAGATCACTTGCTTGGCTTGTGAGTAGTAAGGGCAAATGTAACCATAGCGCCCATCACCTGACACATCCTGACAGGCAGAGCGTATCAATTCATTGATGCAAGATACAGACTTCCCTGCGCGCCTATGCGCCACCACAACCGCCCAGCGTTCCTTTCGATTGTGTAGCGGTTTGAATACATCTCTAGGCTTATAAGGAAGAGTAACTTTCATTCTTCCCAACCTATCACTAGATTCATAGCTGAACCATCAGCATTGGTCAAACCAACCGCCACCCTAGTTGACTCCTTAGCAGTAGCCCACCCGTGAGAATGTTGCAAGATAGCCAGCGCTGCTTTGGAATCACCATTTCGTGCAGCATCTCTCAACTGCGTTGAGGCTTCCACTTCTGCATCAGCAGCGCCCTTCAATGCGGCCAGTTCAACAGTCGGGTCTAGTTGACAGATTTGGCGATACTCGGAGGGTAACATGCCAGA